CAAATTAACCCATTTGGCTACTAAATCTGTACCCAATATCTGCTCGGCTACTTCTTCATCACTCTCACACCATTCTGATAAATAGTCTGCTGAATCGTGCTTGGTCATTAACACTCGGAGGGTTTTTTCGTCTGAAAGTACGGCATCAAGACTTGAGAATGTCTGGGTAATACCTGCGCTTGTAAGCCAATCCTCATAGTTGTATGCAGGTCTATCGTGTACCTCTAATGTGTATACCCCAAAATATGGTATATTCACACTTGCGCTTGACTCTCCACAAGTTACTGTCCAAGTACCAATATCATTAACCTTGAATGATACCTTGTAAGGCGGTGCGCTTGGTACAAGAGCCGTGTGTGTTTCGGTTCCATTTGTTGCCGTAGTGCTTAACCCTGCAAGTTCTGCATCATATGTTACATTCACAAAACAGGCACCACTTGAATTTATCTCATTAACTGCAGCTACCAAACTTGATTTATCTGTTGTTGTAAGGTTTGCAAGTGTGCCTATTTCATTCTGCAAATGTCCTGCAACATCACCATCCAGAACATACACTAAATTATTAAACCAATTATCAAAAGCGGTTTTCTGTGCCACTTCCCACGCATTAAAACTAGCCTGTGATGTTCTCTCAAACTCATCAATATAAGCATCTGCTCTTAATGTGAACTGCTGAAAATCAAAGTTATCAATTGGTGTTACTACCAAGCCACAAACTGTGTTATCTGTTCTCTTGTCTGTGATTGCACTCTGAACAATAGCCGTTGCACCTGCAGCTACATAAACCTGTGCAAGTACCAACTGATACACACCATTTGCTCTAACAGGAGCGGTTGGTGTTGGTGTACTTGAATATCCACCTGTTACCACCTTTAGAGTGATATTTCTATCGGTGTCATTTCTCTCCACAACAACTGTGTCAATTCTGTTATATGTTGGGTTGGCATTTTCGATTACCAGATCCGTATTTGAATCAAATATCCTTACCTTACCCTCAATATTGGTGTATCCAGATGTTACTTTGATGTTCATACCCTCATTAGCAACAACCTGCAAATCACCTTGAAAAACACCTGTGGTGAAAAACTTTTTTAACCAATCAGAAAAAGAATCGGCATTATATACCCTATCACCATTTTCTGAATTGTAGAAAAAAGCATAATCTGCCATTATTTATCCTCCCAATCTATCGACTCTGGCAATGGTGTACCAAGTGTTGGTGATACAACCATTAAACCTTTTTCGTAGATTTCTTGAATCTCGGTGATGCGTAAATCAACAGTAATATTCCAAGATTTCTTTTTTACTGTGACAATATCACCTAAATCATAATTTTCTTTATACACAAAATTAACTGTTGGCTCGGTTTCACACTCAAAAGATTGTGCAAAAGCGGTGTATTCTAGTCTATCCCTGCCCTTTTGCATTAGTGCAGCTATGTATTCCGCTTGTGATATATCCTGTGATGATACATCACTTGCGCTAAAATACTCCTCACGCAAATCAAGTCCTGTTCCACCACCAACTGATACAACTAATTTATTGGCTCCCTCACCCTCACCACCAACAAATATCTTTGTTTTGTAGTTCTGGCTATTCTCGGTATAAGTCGCATTGTTTAAGTTTTCATATTGCTCTGAAAAAATAACCCTGTTGTTTATACCCTGTGAATTGCTGCGGTCAACCCCTTTGTATATTTCAAATACAATCTGTTTGGTATTGAAATTAGGTCTAAACCTAAAACCATAGTTGGCTGACTTTGCCAATTTCTCCATATATGCCAATAAACCTTTATATGTGCATTGGAATGATACCTCATCCGTGTATCCGTTTAATTGACCCAAAACAACCCTTGGTATTGCTACAGTATCAACTGAAAGCATAGTCCTCATTATTTCCTCGGTCTTACCAGAGTATGTTTTTGTGGTCTTTGTAATTCTCCTATCCATATAGGACTCTAAAAACCTGCCTTTGCAAGTGATTTCATTTTTGTTATATGACTCCTCAAGCACTATTGACTCAATAACACCTGCCTCATCACTTCCTGTTTTGTACACTAAATTGCCAATCTGCAGCAGCTTGCGGTTATCATCCGTGATTGGTGTGTGCAACTCAAAATCACCTGCAGCATTATATCTCCTAGTCCAAAGCAAAGAGGTTTGGTTTTCAATAATGCCCTGCAAGTCCATATCCTTGTTGTATATTCTTATTTCCATACTAAACACCCAAGTATTTGTATCTGTATGACAATGTTACTGTCATATTATTATCCCCACTATCAGCACTATAACCGATTGTGTTAAGTCCGCTCTGTAACTGAATGAACTCTGATGCCTCATCCAGAAGTGCGTTGATTTCTGTTGTATTGCCCTCGTGTGTGAACATAACCTTTTTGTTATTGGTTCCTGTTGTGATTGTTAAAATATCACCGCTAACCATATTGAGTGGGTTGCTCTCGGTTCCAACCTTGATGTACTCGGCTAGTTCAACGTGAGTGATTGATGGGTTGGTAATATTACCATTTGCAATAACCTGTATGGTTAAGCCAATGCCATCTGCTCCAGAGTCATTTTCAATTGTTTTCAATCTCTCCTCAACTCTGGCTCCTAATTCTTCACCTGCAGCAGTAAATTGGTGTAAGAACTCAAAACGTGGCTCCCATCCTGCCATAGTGAGTGTTATATCACTTGGCGCATTAAAAAACGGATCTGGGCAAATAAGAGAGATTGTTGAAGTTCTAACTCTCTCATCTGATGTTATGTTGATGCTTTCAACATAATAATCAATTATTCTCTTATCCCCATTTTCTTCATAAGTAAATGTGCCCTTGGTTTTAGGTTTGAATAATTGATATAATTGGTATCTGTTTGCTTGGTGGTTTTCCCTATCTTTAAGGGTTAAAACAATGTTCCTTTTTTCCACCACAGTACCTTGGTAAGTCGCACCATCCATCATTGTATTGTCTGATGTGCCTACTTTATTCTTAACTGAATAAATACCATCACAATCAACCAACAGGTAAGGTGCGAACCTTGACCCCAAAGTAATTGACATACCATCATTGTTGGCGCAAGTAATTTTTCTATTCATTTATACACCTCGCAATGCTAGTACCATATTTCTTGTACTATTTCTTGTCTGTCTTGCAACCTCGGCAGGACTTAATGCGTCTGGACTATAAATGTTTACTGTCTGGTTGTATCCACCAATAACACTTGCGTTATATCCACTATCAAGGCTGCCTAATGTCGCACCACCAATATTGGCGGTTAATCCTGCGCTCAATGTTCCATTAAGTGCGTCATCTGCCATCTCATCAATGGCATTGTTAAGTACACCCATTCCATTGCGGATACCCTGTGCAATTCCTGCAGGGATTTGCTTTCCGACCATATCTGCAAATGCTCTTGATGGTGAGTGAATATCCAAAGCATCCTTTGCTGCGTCTAGCAAACTATTTGCCAAGTCCTTAACATAGTTCTTAAGGTTATCCCAACCCTCTGCAATACCATTCTTGATACCATCTACAATGTTCTTGCCTATGTCCTTAAACTGTGCAACCTTTTGTAAAAATGCCTCTTTTAGTCTGCCCATCAAATCCGTTGCTAGAGCCGTAACTGTTGCCCAAGCGGTCTGAATTGCGGTTTTGAGTGTTTCAATTAGTTTTATGCCTGCCTCTTTTAGCATTGGTGCTGCCTGTATAAAAGCATCAACTATTCCCCTTAAAATCTGTGGTATAGCTGCAATCAACTGTGGCAATGCCTGTATCAATGCAACTCCAAGAGCCAACATAATCTGTACCGCTGCCACTATTAGCTGCGGCAAATTGTCAATTATTGAATTGACTAATGATGTTATAAGTTCTGGTGCAACCTCTGCGATTGCTCCAATACCTGTGGTTAAACCATCAACAATAGTTGGTATAATCTCGGCTGCCTTATCTGCCAAGGATGTAAAACCCTCTTGCAATTTCTCTTTGGCATCCTCTGAACCTGTGACAAGTCCTGTAAAACCATCAATAATAGCAGTAAAACTTGGTAGTAACTCACCCATTGCTTGGTTCATTACACCGCCAAGTGATGTTTGCAAATCCTGCAAAGCATCTTGGAAAGCTGCAGCATTTTTAACTGCATCCTCTGACATAACACCGCCCAACTCGTGGACAGTATCAATCATTGCCTGTGTATCTTCTGCTGATGTGTTAAGAAGTGGTCCAAGTTCCTGTGCGCCTTTACCCAACAATGTTGTGGCAAGTGCGGTTCTCTCGGTTCCCTCCTCCATTCCTTGCAATCCAGATACAACGGATGCGAACAAGTCCTCGGCTGACATTTTGGAAACATCTTCCATTGATAAGCCAAGCTGCTTAAATGCCTCCTCTTGGTCTTTTGATGCGTCTTGTGCTGCATTTGCTAACTTCTTAAATGTGGCACCCATAGAGTCCATTGATGTACCACTATGCTGCAACACGGCATCCCACTCTTGATAGAATGTACTTGATACACCAAGTTTTTGTGACATTTTATCAATGTTATCACCTGCCTGTGCGGTTGCGGCTGCGGTGTTGTACAGGGCGGTGCCTGCGGCAATGCCTGCAGTACCTAATACTGCCATACTGCCTGCAAGTCCTTTTGTTACTGTACCAAATGCACCAGAGAATTTACTTCCTGCGCTTTTACCTGCGTCTGATGCCTCACTATTGAGAACCTTGCCAATACTTCCACTTATACCTTGCGTAGATGGTTCAATCTGTATATATGCGGTTCCAATTGTACTAGCCATTTTTTCCTCTTAATTTCTGCATATGAGCCTCATATTCTTCTGGTGTGGTGAATGATAATAACTCATCCTTTTGCTTATCATCAAAACCTGTTAATTTCTTAAACAAACTCTCTGGTCTGTTTGAGTTTTTTGCAGCAGCTTTGGTTTTTGACCAAGCAATAAATTGCAAGTTATCCACCATCAATGCCATAAGCATCTGCTCAATAGATAACTTATTACCAGATATTTTTCTCTTTATGCGTGAATCATCACTTAAACCTAAAACAAGGGTTGCCACTAGATCTGGTGACATACCCTTGTAATCATAGATTTTATATGTTTCGGCTAAATCGCATATTATTTCATCCTCACCCAACTTAATCAATTGGGCAAGGGTCAAGATTTTTTTAGATTAAGAGCCTCCAATACCTCACTTAACTCTGCAATTAGCAACTCGGTAGTGCACACTCCCTCGTGGCGGTTTGCCACTTCATTCTGGAAAGCAATCACTCCCTGCCTACCACCGAACATCAAGCCAAGCATATCAAATAATGCCTGTGTCTGTGTCTGTGTATCATCACTCTGCATTTCTGTTACATATTGAAAAAGTCTTGTATCATCCTTGATTTTCTCGTTAATCTGGAATTTGATACCACTCTTTGTTTTACTTTTAATCATCAAAAACCTCTCTTTCCGCTTGAGTATGCGTTGAATTTATTATGCGATATATTCCTTATGTGTTGAGCCATTGGCATCTGGATAAGCACTTACTGTGATACCATAACCAACTGCATCTGAATCATTGTATGTGATTGCCTCACGAGCAGTAATTGCACCATCTGGGATAACAATTCTCTTTGCCTTGCCACCACGGAGTGCAAGTTCAAATACCCAAATCTTCTCCTGTGGGTCATCTGCCTTGATGTTAATTGCAATATCACCATTGGAATCAACTGTAACATTGGAATCACCATAAACTGTTTTAAGCACATCCACATTCTCTGACTCAAGCAGCTTAAGTACAAAATTATCATCCAACTCCTCAAGTGAGCGGTAGACAATCATACCACCCCAAGCCTTGATTGCTGATACACTCATATCATTGTTGTTCTCAAGTCCATCCTCGGATACATAACCAAGGCAGACAAAATCAGAACCAAGTGCAGCACTCGCATCTGTTGGCAGGGTAGCGGTCATTGGTGCAACATAAACGGCACCAGAGATATTTGGCTTACCTGTTGTAACATTAGTTGCTACATTTCCCATTATCTTTTCCTCCTAGTAATAATATAAATTACAAACACACTCATAACAGTATGTTTTGGTTGTTGTGTTTGTTCTGGATTTTCTTCCGTATATACTCACACTAGAAATAGAATCAAGTGTAAGCATACCCATCAAGTGTGTATCCATTAACTCGCACAATTCTGCTGCCTGCAATAAACTCTTGGCATAGCAATCAACATTTATTGTGGCAGTTTTGATGTGATTTATTTCTCCACCATCAAGCATTGTAAGTACAACATATTTTTCTGGTTTATTTAGTGGTGCCTCAAAACCAACAGGCACACTCCCCATAACACCATTCAAATATGATATTATTGTTGTTTCAATCATTTATCTTGCTCCTCTTGGTCTGGGTATATAATTGCTTTTGCTCTATCAAATCCAATAAAACTTTTAACGTGAGAATCGGCATCACATTGTGCCTCTGCCTGTTGCTCAATGAAATTAAGCATAAAATCGGCTTGCAGCACTTCTTTGCGCAATCCTGCGGTATCAAGTTTGAACTCGATTTTACTCATATATTTCCACCTTTACCTTTTTATTCCAATCTAATGGAACCATACTCGGCTCATATATTAAGCAATCACCATAAGTTTTGCAGGTAACATTCCACGGAGCAGGAAGTCTTACCAATGTGTCTTTCCAATTGTGGGTGTCACCCTTGGGAATATGCAGCACAAATGCAAGGTGTTTCCCATACAAATCATTTTCACTCACTACTGCATCATTGGCAGCAGGCTCAATTAAAACATTGCTAACTGTTACCTCTGTATCAACAAAAATGGGAGCATTGAAACTATCAACACCCCCACTTGTCCTTACTATCAAGGTAACAGGTACACCTTTAATCAAATTCATAATCTATTGTACCCATTCTCTGTCTGCGTAGTCCTAATCTAGCCAATTCTGATTTCTTAATGAACAACCCACCGCCTGCAACAAGGAATGAACCACTTATGGAATATCCACCTGCAGCTTGTGACATTTGGGTCATTGACATTGAATCATTAGAATTGTCATTTATATATCGTCTTACAACATCAACAGTAACTGACTTTGCAACATCTGTTAGCGCAGCATTGCCTGTTACCATTGCATCAAGGTCTTTTCCAACCTTATCCGCCTCATTGCGTAAGCAATTGCTTACTATTGGTAGTAATGTGTTTACTTTTGCGGTTTCCTGTGCATCTAGCGGTTTCCACAAGGCTATCACATCCTGTAATGTTGCAAAATTACTCATTTATTTTGACCTCTTTGTTTCTTTTTTAATCGGCTTATCATCTGCAGTAGCCTTTGGCTTTGGTTGAGTTACAGGAACCCAACCGCCACCAAGTATAGCCTCTGTATCAATGATTGCGCCTGTTGTAGTATTCCTATACTTCATAGGCACACCTCACATTAGTTAGCCTTATGGATAATAGAGAATGCGTCTGCATCCATAATTGCCCAACCGATATAAGCCTCTGAACGGAGGCAGATCTGGTTAGAACCCTTAAGGTCAACACCTGTGTTGTCTGGGTCACCATACTGGATTGTTTCAAGAGGAAGTTCCTTTGCAATACCCCATCTAAAAGCATTCTGGAAGTCACCAACGATAGCATAGTCTGTGTATGTAGCACCTGTGTACTGTGCAGATACTGTTGCATTGCTATCAAGAGCCATAGAGCCAAGGTTTGCAGGAATCATACCAAATGCAAATTCTGGATACTTTCTCTGGTCATTTGCAGTGAGTGCTGCGATTGCACCTCTCATTGTAGGTGAAATTGCAATACCATTAACTGCGTACTCTGATGCCTCAACCTGTGCAACTGCTGCATCAATATCTGTATCTGCAGTTGTGTATGTAACTACATTTGTTGTTACCTTATCATCAAAGTTATTTGTACCAATAACTGTTGAACGTGCTGATGTAGATGCAGGGTTAATTCCGTGCATTGCCATCTTATCAAGACCTGCACCTAACTTCTTTGCAAAACCATCTGCAAATGCTGAAAGAATGTTAATCTTGTATTCCTCTGATGCGTAAAGGAACTCATCAGAAGTTCTCATCTGATAAACAACCTTAATTGGCTGCATCTTAACTGCTGATACTGTTGCATCTCCTGCAGGCTTTTCTGCATTTTCTCCAACGATTGCCAGATCTGAATCGAAGTTGAATGTGAATACATCCTTACCAACAAAAGGAAGTGCCTCCTGTGCTGATAACTTTGCAAGTGTTGAATGACCTTTTACCTTTGAAAAAATTTCACTCTCAAGTGTTGATGGGAATAATGTTCCCTTTGCTAATGCTGACATGATTTTCTGTCCTTTCTTAATTCAAATTTGATAGCATTGATTTCAATGCCTGTGTCTTACTGTTTGGGTTTTCATTGCTACCACCTGCTAGTGGTGCAACCCTCTGCCTTGGTGCTAACTTCTGGAGTTTTTCCGCTGCTGCTCGTAGTTCCTCCTCATTCTCACCATTTAGGAAGTCGATTGCATCTGCAGCTAGGTCAAATTCTTTTACAATCTCCTGTTTAAGAGTTAAAGACTCGTAGGCTTTTACCTTTGCATTTAGTTCTGCAATCTGTGAATCATATCCCTTTACTTTTTCATTTGCCTTTGATAATTCAGTATTCAATTCGTTGAGTTTGTTCTCATAATCCGCATTTGCTGACTTGAGCGCATCATAATCTGCGAACTGTGACTTGACCGCCTCAAGTTCTTTAGAGTGTTTATCACTCTGTCGGTTGAGTCTGTCCTTGATAACTGAATCCAAAGCCTCCTGTGTTGTAATAGGTGTAAATTCTTTTTCTTCCATATAAAATTCCTCTCTTTCCGTTTGAGTCTACGTTATATATATCAAGGCTAATGCCCTAATACCTTACTGTTTGCTTTTTCTTCATTTTGAACTCATCCAAGCACCAATTTGCTAATATGAATGAGTCCATAAGTGAAATATCTGCGTTAATCTTGATTGATTTATACCCAAAACCACCAGATGAGCCTATTGCTCTCTTTTCGCAATTTGTAACCACCTGTTTTACTGCAGGTTGGTACATATGCACTATGGTTTTGTTGTAAAGCATCTGTTCAAATTTTGCATTTGCGTTTATATATTCTCTGGCGGTTGGTGTAACAGGTGGCTTAAGTCCTGCATCTTTCATTGCTCTTGTGAGTGCATCAATACCATTGGCACCATCTGCAACCACTTTGGAATAATTGCCCTTGATTGCAACTAAAAAAGAGATAATCCAATCAAGACCATCTCTCATACTTCTGCAATCAATTACCTCTATAAAATTATTTTCTTCTTCTGTCTTGGCAGCAATGGCAAGGCTAACGGATGTGCCATCCTTGTTGAACTTAATGCCAACTGCAAGACCACCAACAAGCTGCGGCATCAATGGAACTTCTAAATCATCCCAATCAACCTCACTTATTATTGATTTTTGGTTGTAGGTTATCCACAAACCAAGTCTTTGTATATTGAAATCGGTTGCATCTGCACCAATCTCATCCTCAATTGCCCTCTCGGTTAATTTATACCCTAATGATGGGTTTGTTTCGTACCACGCATCAATGTTATGCTCGTCTGTCATATTTTCAACCGACCATTCCGCCCATCCTGCGTTTTTCTTTTCTCCACACAATATCTGTTTGCGCAGAGTAGGGAAAATTGTTCCAGAACTATATGTTGTTGGTGGTGTTCCAAGGTATATAGTCTGTGGGTTGTCACTTGATACAATGGTGTATTTTAGTGCACTCTCTTGGTCATCTTGGTACTCCTGCGCCTCATCAATGATTAACAGGTCATATGTTTCACCAAGTCCGCCTGTGGTGGTTCGTGTTCTAAAATTTATGCGACCACCACCCCAATCTTCTGGAAGATGTATAAACTCTTGCCCTTTTGATTTACCAGAAGTGTAACCTTGGGGATTGTCGGCACACTTCTCTCCAATTCCAAGTGCATCAAGTAGCATTACCAATCTCTCCCAAGCTGATCTGGATGTGCTTGTGCGGTGGGCGGTGTGCAGGATGCGCTCTCCGTTTTGCAATCCATATAATTCTCGCATTGCCACCACTTCATTTTTACCATTCTGTCTTGGTACTGAATAACCAAATCTTGTATGCACCCAAAGGCTATCATCATCAACTGCCAACATATCATACAACAAACCCTCCTGCCATTCTTGGGCGGTTCTGCCTGTCTTGTTATACATTGCAATTGCCTCATCACCTTTTGATTTATTATAGGGTAGAGTAAACCCTGTGGTCGGTTCTTGCCGACCTCTCCTCTTATCTTCCATATGCAATTCTCCCTTATAGGTATTGTGTTACTTATAAATACTCTGTGCGCTTTGACATTTTGCCATTGCTTGTACCATAGGATATTCTCTGCATTTTCTGCTTTGATGGTTCATATGTTATTGTGCAGGTGCAATCTTTATGGACTTGAAAAAAATCATTAGGCTGCTGCCCATAAATATATCTGCCTGCCATACTTTCGCACCACGCACAACATCCAGAACCTGTATCCCTCTCAATGTAGGCATACAACCCTGCCTCTGATTGTATCCTTGCATTAGCCTCAATTGTATCTGTGACTCCTGCTCTTGCTACACTCTGCATTGCATTGCGCTCAAGCAAAAATTTAGCATCCTCGGTTTGCAGCTTGGTGAGGAATGAGTCCAATCTGTCTGGGTCAAGCCTTGGCTCTAATACTTTCATACCAATCTTTTTATTTGAATTGATATTTGCCTGCAGGCTCTTGGAATAATATGCTGACTCTGAATAGGCTTTTTGAACTGATTTTGATATATCAGTAATAACCGCTGAATAATCAGCATCACCATATTCTTTTACTAGCCTGTCACTCCACCAATTGGCAACTCTCTCACTATAGTATTGTGCATCCTTGTAAGATGCAGTATTGCGCTCTATTTTGTTCCACAAGGCTTGGCACTTGCTATCATCAACAACCCAAGCCTTAAATTCTTCTAATAATTCGTTGTACTCCATACTAAATACCAAGTAGGTCTGTAAGTCTGTCCTCTGTTAAGTAATCTGGAAAAGCCTGCTGAATCTTAAGAACCGCATCACCAATTGCTCCCATAGCTGCACCATCCGCCTCAAAAACAGGCATCCACTTTGGCTCTGTTTCATAAAATGCCTTGCGGTTATATGCAAAATCATCTCTCAATGATGCAGCAACAATACCAACATTCAAGAGGTTACTTCCAAACTTCCTTTGTGCCTTTTTAGCAGTAAGCCTTAAATTCTCGTGCGCTGCTCTAATAGCATCTGAACTTGATGGGTTGCCACTCGCAAATCCCAGATCATCAAGTGTTAATCCTGTTTCACCGCCAAACAATGCAGCAAACATTCTTAACTGCTCCAGATGAGGTGTCATACTCTGTGCTTGGAACTGTCCAACAACAGGTTTATCACCATCATCATCCTTGGTGAACATCAACATACTTGATATTGTTGCTTTCCACTTGTCAAGTTCAAAATCCTCTGAAAGTCCTGTGATATATTTCTGTGGGCAGGCAAAAAACTCTGCTCCAATTTCACTACGTTTAATGGTTCTTATTGCGCTGCTCTGTATATCCATACAGGCACGGCTGATGCGTGAGTGCCCTAATGGTCTTTTCGCATCTGGTCTGTACACTACAGGAACCAATAGTGGATAAGCTGCTCCATTATCTATTGAGTAGTTATCTCCATTTGAGTAATAATAATCTGTTCTACCTGCAATGAAATATGCCTCAATAGTTGGCTGCCCATACTCATCTCTCTCCAGAACCGCATAACCCTCTGTCAACATTCCTGTGATTGGGTCAACAATGCCTGTTGCATTTCCACCATCAATGACCTGCAGCCTTGGGTAACCATCCTCATCTGCTGAAATATAAATAAAACAACAAGATGAAATCAATGCGCTTAAAATTGCGCTATCAAATAACACGTCTGGGTTGTTCATCATAAAAATCTCATTCAACTCAAATGTATCATTCTTAAACTCCCTAAATGATAACCTGTCTGCAAGACTATCAACTCCCTTTGCACACCATCCAAGTGATGTAGTTACCCATTGCATCTCTGGTGGAGTGCTGATGTGGAAATCTCTTGTCAAGTTCTTCATTTCATAAAACTTATAACGTGTATCCACTCGTGGTTTTTTGCTGCTTAATACTGCTTTTAAGTATTCCATTCCTTTGTAATTTGTCATTTGTTAAATCTCCATTAAACTATTGGGGGATATTTGCGCTATAATCAGCGGTTGGAAATCACAGGGCGGTACCAACGGGTACCCTCCCCCATTAAGTGAATAAAAAAATAAAAAAAATTTTTGTGTTTTCCGTACCAACTGACTCAAAACATCACACCTGTTATGTTGCTTTATAATTTCTCCAATCAAAATGTAAAGGTAAATCGTTGTTGTGTACCTCGGTGTTTTTTTCTTGGAACCTTGTTTGTATATCAAATAACTTGTCTGACTTCTGGCGGTTGCACCATCTGTGCGCAAGTTGTAAGTTGGAAATATCACTAGGGTGTCCGCCTTTATCTAGGGGGATAATATGGTCTACCACAGGTGATAATGGGTGTGGGTATTTATAGGAGAAGTCCACAGGGTTTCCACAAATACCACATACAGTTTGTGATGCTAATATTCTTTTTCGGTTCTTGTCATAAGCGGTGCGGTGCGCACCAACGTGGTCGGCTCTTAATTGTCTTGCCATAGTTAGTCCTCCAACGGAGTATTCCACCTGCCCTTAATCTCTCATACTTAACAGGTGCGCCAAATCAAGTAATGTTAAGTTGTTTAGATAAAATAAATGTCTGTAAAAGACGGCAAACAAAAAGCACCAAGCAATTGCTTGATGCCTCTTTATCATTCTTTCACGATACAATAATAACACATTATATTGTCACTTGAGTGCCCTATTTATAAAGGATGTTATTTTATTTATATCCTTAACCTTTTCGGAGTCTATATGGATAATGTTCCAATCAAGACCAATTGCATAGTTGATAGCTGCATCACGTTGCAATTGTTTAGCCTTGTTACTGTGGTATGGTCTGCCATCCACCTCTATAATTGCCTTGCATTTAGGTATAGCAAAATCCACTTTGTATGTTCCAATCTTTTGTTGTGGTATTATCTGGTATCCATTTTTTATTAGTACAATTGCAAGAACTGCCTCTGGCATACTTCCATATAGTTCGTTGCATTGTTCTGCACACTCTATGGCACTTTGATATTGAGATATATCATCCTGCAATGTGATTAATTCTATTGCATCATCAAACCTTTTCTCTGCGGTTGTTCTAATATCTTTTAATTCTTCCAATGCTTTTAGTTTAGCATTATATTTCTTGTTGATGTAACCCTTGCAAGTATCACATATGTATGTTCTTTTGGTTGAGAATTGTGTTCTTTTTATTTTATTTCCACATCTCTCACAAGGTATTAAATATTGCCTTGCACCTATACGCTCAACATTGTAATCACTCAACGTTATCATTATTGGCCTCCAGCCTTTTGCTTAATAAATAGTAGAACTTCCTACGCTTATCATAGTAATAGTTCTTTCCACAGGGAATGTTCATCATCTGCGCTAAATATGTATAGGTGCAGTTTTCATTTGTAACACCCTTTAACAACCAACAGTATATGCTGCTATCTGCCTCACGCACTAAATGTTCAATGAGTCGCATCTTATCACGATACTCACTAATTTTTAATGCTTTCCTGTATGTCATATCTGATAAGCCATTACCTCTTGGTATATCTGCCTGCTCTGGATCTGGCGTATCAATACTTGCAATTGCAATTATCATATCATTCCACTCGTTATACTGTAGCGCATAATGGTATGCCGTATAAAACTCGTGTTTAGATATATTCCATTTATTGTTCTTCAATGTAGGTCTTATTGAACCCATTTCTCTCCTCTTTTCCTTTATTATACCAATTACCCAATATGAATTTCTATGAAGTCTTTTCTTCCATTTCTTCCACAATGCGCCTGCACTCATTACCCAACTCATCAATAATAGCTGCTTGGCAGGCTGCCATTTTGGCAGTAACATCACTATGCCCTAAATCGTGATACTTGCAGGAACCACACTTTAGATTGGCACAATCATTTAATGCTTTTGCTATATCCTGTATTGTCATATCCATTGAATTACATCTCCACTATGTCCACCTCTATTTGTCATTTATTTCTCCTTTAACTGTTCTGCCAAATATTCAGCATCAAATCCATACCTTATATACCCATTATCAACCAAGTAATTCAGCACTTCTTTTTCTC